TCCAGCTAGGCTAGAGAGGGACTTAATAGACTCTGATGGGTTTGTGAGCATGAATCAAGGGGTTAGGATTCAGGATTCTCTGCTTGCCACAATACAGGTAAGATACTTGGTAAATAAACTGGACCCGGAAAAGGGGTTGCAAGTCCTACAAGATCAGATGCGGCAAGGCTCAGGTAAAAAATATATAGATTTTTTCTTGGATGCCGGCTCTGATACAAACAGGGTTTATCTAGACTATAGGCCGCTAGTAGCTGAGGGTATTGAATCCGGCGGTGTGCGGCGAATGATGCCAAGAGAAGACCCCGGGGTTTATAAGGTTGGTTATAGGAAGGGGCAGCCAAAACCAAGTAAACCGCTAACAGAGCGAAAAGTGGGTGAAGCAGTAAGAACCAGAGCGATGGACCAGTTTAAATCAGGTCCGTCAGAAAGATATAGAAGAATTCATTCTTGGAAAAGGCACGCCCCCTATGCTAGTCCCGCCGCTAAGGCAGGAATACTACAAACGGCAATAGATGGGCGGAATTACTGATGGCCTTAACTAAAGTTCAAAGAAAAGCTAGAAAAAAGCCCGGCGGATCGAACGTCGGTGAGTACAATAGAGTAAAAGACTCAGACTTCTGCGGCCCTGCTGGTGGTGCGCCTAAAGGAAGTTTTCCAGTTAATACACTGGCTAGAGCTAGGTCGGCAATAAAGTTAGCGCACAACGCGCCTAACCCATCTGGAATCCGATCTTGCGTATATAGAAAATGGCCCACACTAAGGAAGAAATGAGAACAGAAAAGCAAGAAACCTTTATCGAACAATACTGTCTGACGGGTAATGCAACCCGTTCAGCAGAACTCGCTGGCTATGGTTCGCCAAAGCAGCGGGGGTACGAGCTAAAGAACAAGTACGCCAGAGAGATAGAAGAGCGGCAGAAGAAGATGTTACAGGATTGTGTACCGGGTGCATTAGCGCAGTTACGCAGCCTTGTTGACGCAGCGGAGTCTGAAAGTGTTAGACTTGGCGCGATCAAAGATGTGCTGGACAGGGCTGGTTTGAAGCCTGTAGAAAGGGTTCAGCAAGAAATATCCCATGTCGAGCAAGCTTCAACAGACGAGTTAAAGAGAGAGCTGGAGGCTTTGATGGGGACTTCTACAACTGATGAAATACCGGAACTTATGAATTAAATGAAACACCTGAAAGAGCAAAATAAAAACTATTTTGAGCATTTGACGTTTTCTTGGAAGACCAGCAGCCAGCTATTAGTGTTGGTTGTGGTTGGGGTTATACATGGGATTTTTCCATTTGTATTCTCAGAGTGGGTTTCCTCAGAAGTACACAGAATAAATAATAAATTAGACATTTAAAAGTTAAACCAATTTATGGTTAAGGCCAAGCAAGCCAGCAGGGGGGAGCTTCAAAAAGCTGTAGAGGTTATGCGGGAACTTAGGAGGCGTGAGAAATACAATAAGCTTGATTTCTACGACCCCTACCCCTATCAGAAAGGATTCCATGAAACTGGCTTAGAAGCCAATCAGAGGCTCCTGATGGCTGCTAACCGAATAGGAAAATCCTACTGTGGTGCCGCTGAGTTAGCCTTACACATAACAGGACTTTATCCAAAGTGGTGGAATGGTCGCAGATTTACGCAGCCAATCACAGCTTGGGCTGGTGGTGTATCAAACGAAACAACAAGAGATATAGTACAAACTGAATTATTGGGTTCCCCTGATGACCCTGAAGCATACGGTTCCGGCTCGATTCCCCTAAATACTCTTATAAAAACGGAACGCAAGCCCGGTGTACCAAACGCTAAGTCGATGGCGCTAGTTCGCCATGTCACCGGCGGGAACTCATCTTTATTTTTCAAGGCTTACGAGATGGGCGTTGAGAAGTGGCAGGGTCGCTCAGTAGACTGTGTATGGCTCGATGAGGAACCCTCCAGAGATATATACTCGCAAGCGGTGACAAGAACGCTAGATAGGCGCGGGATGGTGTATATGACGTTTACACCTGAGTCTGGCATGACAGAGACGGTAGCAAGTTTTATAAACAACTTAAAGCCGGGACAGTCTCTAACCAATGCGACTTGGGACGATGCCTCCGAAAGAATTATGTCTATGAATGGTAATTCCGGGCATCTTAACGAAGCGGTAATGGAGCAGATATTGTCCAGCTATTCTCCGCACGAGCGTGAGATGAGGCGTTATGGCAGACCCTCTTTGGGTTCGGGCCTTGTTTTCCCTATAGCGGAGGAAAAGTTATTCATAGACCCGATAACTATAGAAGAACACTGGCCCAGAATCGCTGCGATAGATTTTGGTTGGGATCACCCAACAGCGGTAGTGTGGTGCGCTATAGACAACGATACAGATACATTTTACATATATGACTGCCATAGAGCCTCCAAAGCTTCTCCGGCAACTCATTCAGGGTTTATAAAAAGCAGACCCAGTTTTATACCCATAGCCTACCCGCATGACGGCAATCGCAGGGATAGTATGGGAAATCCGGGTCTTGCTGACCAGTATAGAAACTTAGGTTGTAATATGCTGATGGAGCATTTTACAAATCCTGCCGCGTTAGGTGAAAAGAAGGGTGGCAATAGTATAGAGGAAGGAATCATGGCAATCCTTCAGTCTATGGAAGCAGATAAGTTTAAAGTGTTTTCAACACTGTCAGATTGGTTTGAAGAGTTTAGAATGTATCATAGAAAAGAGGGTAAGATCACACCCCTAAGAGATGACTTAATGTCTGCTACAAGATACGCATTCCAATCAAAACGGTATGCCGTAGCTGGAGCGGACCCTAGCTGGACTAATGAAGTAGAGTACAAGCAATATGGAATTATTTGATGGCTGAAAAAATTAGCGAAGAAGACATTGTATCAAGAATACGCGGAGAGATCACAGACTCTCTTGGTTACAGCGATACTATATCTAAACAGCGTGAAATGGCTATGGACTACTACTATGCATTACCTTTTGGTAATGAGGTGGAGGGACGCAGTCAGTATGTAGACTCAACAGTACAAGACACCATTGAGTGGATAAAGCCATCATTGATGCGTATTTTTGCATCTGGTGACGAGATGGTTAAGTTTAGCCCTGCTGGGCCTGAAGACGTTGAAATGGCGAAGCAAGCCACCGACTACGTTAATTACGTTTTTGCAAAAGATAATGATGGTTGGGAAATTTTATACTCTTGGTTTACTGATGCTTTAATGCAGAAAAATGGTATTGTTAAAGTGTGGTGGGACGAGTACGAGGAAGCCCAAAGAGAGGAGTACCACAATTTAGAAGAGATGGAATTGCAGATTTTAATATCTAGCAAAGACGTAGAGGTTGTGGAGCATACAGATTTTGAAGATGGAACGCATGATCTTGTATTAAAGAGAACATCTTACACAGGTAGAGTTAGAGTAGAGAATGTTCCCCCTGATGAGTTTCTAATATCGAGAGAAGCGAAAGCTATGCAGGACGCTAGATTCGTTTGCCACCGACTGCCGAAAACATTATCCGATCTTAGGGAGATGTATCCTGACAAAAACCTTGAGTCTGAAGATTTATCTGGTGGTGGATTCAGCGAAGATGAATACTCAATGGAGCGTTTGTCAAGGTATGAGTTCGACAAGTCTGCAAAATACTGGGGAAATGAGTGGGGGGCTGGAACTGATGATGATTCGTTACAGGTATATTGGTTGCATGAAAGCTTCCTGAAGGTAGACTATAACAATGATGGTATAGCAGAATTAAGAAAAGTTTGTACTGTTGGTGATTATGTTTTACAGAATGAAGAGGTAGACTCTATACCATTCGTAAGCATTACACCAATCAAAATCCCACATAAATTTTTTGGGTTATCCATATCCGATTTAGTAATGGATCTGCAATTGATCAAGAGTACATTGATGCGGAACCTAATGGATAATATGTATAACCAGAACTTTGGGCGCTATGCTGTATTAGAGGGCCAAGCTAACCTAGATGACTTACTAACACAACGGCCCGGTGGTGTGGTTCGCGTAAAATCTCCCAATGCTGTCACCCCTTTGGCGACCCCATCACTGGAGCCGTACTCATTTCAGATGCTTGAATACTTAGACAGCATAAGAGAGTCTAGAGCTGGCGTTTCTAAAATGTCTCAAGGTCTGAACGAGAACGCTTTGACGTCTCATACTACAGCGACTGCTGTAAATGCTGTAATGACAGCGTCTCAGAGTAGGGTTGAGTTAATTGCTAGAAATTTTGCAGAAACGGGTGTTAAGGAATTGATGCGTAGAATATACGAGCTTCTCCTAAAGAATCAGGACAAAGAAAGAACAGTTATGATTCGCAATGAGTGGATTCCAGTTCGTCCTGACGCTTGGAATGACAAGGCAGACTGTACCGTATCTGTAGCTTTGGGCAATGGCAATAAAGATCAGCAACTAGCCCACTTGTCTGCAATGTTGCAATTCGCTGGCGAGGCGATGAAGGGCGGATTGCCTATAGTAAATGCTCAGAATATGTACAATATAGGGGCTGCTATGGTAAAGAATATGGGGTTTCAGAATGTTGATGACTTCCTAACCGACCCATCCAGCGCCCCACCAAAGCAGGAAGAGCAAGATACACAGCGGCAAATGGAAGCTATGGAACTACAGTTAAAACAAAAAGAGCTTGAAATAAAGGCTGCTGATATCCAAGTGAAGCAGATGAAAATTCAACAGGTTGCTGCGTCTGACGCGGTTGATGCGGAATTAAAAATGCAGGAACTTCAACTTGAGCGAGAGCAAAAACGCGCAGTAGCTATAGGAGACACATGAACCGCGAGGAAGAAGCAAAAAGACTTTTAGAAAACGAATTATTTGTAGAGGCATTTGAAACATTAGAAAAAGAGTTGTTATTGAGTTGGTCTAGAACCGGCTCAAATGATGTAGACCAGAGGGAGTCATGCTGGTTAGCGACGAGACTGCTTGAAAGAGTCAAGGCACATATAACGTCCATAGTTGAAACTGGACACATGGCTAAGGTTCTAGAAAAGCAACACCCACATATATAAGGAGAAGTAAAAATGGCGGATACGCAAAATGCCCCGTCTGTGCCGCAAGGCCCAATAGCTCCCTCAGAAAGTATTGAGGCAGCCCATAATGCAATTCTTGGCTTATTAGATTCCCCAAAGGAACAACCTGAAAACGAAGAAGAGCAGCCTTCAGAAAAGGAAGAGTCTACAGAGGAAACTCAAGACGAATCATTGGAAGAAGTTTCCGAAGAGGAAGAAGAATCTGGGGACGAAGAGTCTGAAGAGGAAGAAGAATCTGAGGAGTCCGAAGAAGAGGACGAAGACAAAGATGCACTTTATGAGGTTCGCGTTGATGGCGAAGACCATGAAGTTACCCTCGATGAACTCGTAAAAGGATATTCTCGACAATCGGATTATACTAAAAAAACTCAAGCGTTGGCAGCAAGCAGAGAAGAAGCAGAGCTATCTAAGTCTCAGTATGAAGAAGCACTACCTGAACTGCAGCACTTGAAACAGCAGTACGTTGACGCATTAGGCCAAGTCATAAATAACTCTATGGCTGGACTTGAAAGGTTTAACATTGATTGGGAAACTCTAAAGGAAGATGATCGAGAAGAGTATCTTCTGAAGAGGGATGAGTTTAGGCAAGCTCAGGAATCTATACAAAGAACGCAGCAGCAAAGGCATCAAGAGGCTGAGAACATGCAGCGCGAAGCGCAGGACTCTCATCAAAGGATGGTGGAGCAAGAGCAAGCGAAACTTGTAAAGATGATTCCAGAATGGGGCAAAGCAGAAACCAGACAACCATTGGCTATTGAGTTGCGTGATTATGCGCTATCTCAAGGGTTTACAAAAGAGGAGATATCCTCATTAATAGACTCAAGATCGTTTGTTGCTTTAATGAAAGCGATGAAATACGACGCTTTATCTGGAACAAAAATAAAAGCAAAGAAGATAAAGAACAAGCCAAAAGTTATACGCTCAGGTACAGGAACCAAGAGAACGGAAGAGGTAAAAAGCAAACGTAATGCCCAAATGAAGCGTCTTCGGGAGACTGGTCATTTAAATGACTCAGTAAGTCTCTTTGAGGATTTCGTAGAACTTTAAATAGGAGGATTGCATTATGGCAATTGCAACAAATACTAGGACTACTTACGATGCTATCGGCATCCGTGAAGACCTAAGTAATATAATTTATAATATTAGCCCAATGGACACACCATTTCTTTCTGGTGCGGGAAAAGGGACGTGTGACAATACGTTGTTTGAGTGGCAGACTGATTC